AAATGTATTACAAAGTGTTATTATATTATAAAAGGTGGTGATAATGTGAAAAATAAGGCGAATTATAAAGAGATTAAAGATTTGAAAGAAAAAATTATTACTGTACGTTTAACTGAATTACAATATGAGTTGATTTATCAACTAGCTTTTACACATAAACGTACTATTTCAGATTTTGTTCGGTTAAAATCTCTAGGTGAATTATAATTAATAAGGGGTGGTTTTATGGCAAATCAAGATGTTTCAAAAAGTTGGTTTATAGTTTTTAACAATCCTAGGCAACACGGATATTTAGGCGAACCTCACGAAATATTAGAGACATTAAAGCAACAATGGATAGAAGACTTTACGACACGTACGGGTGCTTGGTTATATTGTATTTCTGCTGATGGTCTGGAACACGTACATATGGTTTGTGAAGATACACGTGCAATGCGTTTTTCTATTGTTAAAAAGACATATGGAACAGCACATATTGAGCCAACTATGGGTAATAAAAAACAAGCCGAAGACTATGTTGATAAGGTCGGCAAGTGGGAGGAAAAAGGCGAAATTGTTGTATGTAAAGTTTTATTTGGTGAAATTAAAGGTGCACAAGGTCAACGTACTGAATTTAAGGCTATGATGGACTTAATTAATGAGGGAGTTACCCCTCGTCAAATTTTATGGGAACATATGGACTGGCGCAAATATGAGAAGTATATTCGTGATGCTTTCTATGAAAAAAATAATAGGGAAACTCCTTTTTTACGTGAAATTAAAATCATTTGGCACGTTGGAGCTACGAGTACGGGAAAGTCTTATGTTATGCAAAAATTAGTTGAAAATAAGGATTTTGGAGAGGATTCTTTTTACCTTTATAACGATTATGAGGGTGGTGGTTTGGATTTTTATAACGGGGAAAAAATTTTAATTTTAGATGAATTTAGAGGTCAGTTAAAATATTCAATTTTATTATCTATGTTGCAAGGTTATAAATCACAGTTTCATGCTCGCTACACAAATATATTTGGACTGTGGAATACGGTACATATTACCTCTGTTATGCCACCAGAATTGTGTTATGCAAAGATGGTATCGGATAATCAAGATATTGATACAATAGGGCAATTAATGAGGCGTATAACAACTATTGTTTATCATTATAAGGATTCTAATGGTAATTATTTAGAGTTTGAATGTCCTATAAAAGATTATAAGGACTATAAATCATTAGTAAATTCTGCCAATAATAAAGAGATTGTCGAATTTGAATATGTACAAGATGAGTTACCTTTTTTATAGTATAAAATGTAATACAAAAGAATTTAAAGTATTTTTATGAAAACTATTGACATATTATGTAATATTTGGTAGTATACAAATAGTTCCAAAAAAAAATTATAAGTGAGGTAGAAAAGTGGTTAAATTAGTGGGATATTCGAGATTTAAATCAAAGGCACAAAAGGATTTATGTGTTGCAAGTTGTGTTGTTTCTCTTTCCGAACGTGATAAAGATTACGGTCGCATTGGGGAAAAGGTAAAGGAACTTTTTGTTCCAACTAATCAATTTAACTTATTAACTCCAAGTGATGTTGGTAAACTAATTGAAGTTGAATATGATGAGGGTTATATAGTTAGTATCAAAGTTTTAGCAAAATAGTTTTTAAGCCTTTTGGGTTAAAATAAAAAATCTTATGAGAGGATATGGTGAATTATATGGAATTTATTACTACTAGTAGCTCAACTGCTTTAACTGTTATGACAACTATTATAGCGGCGATTACAACTACTCCGATTTTAGCTCTTTGCTTGGTATCTGGTACGGTCTTGCCAATTGGTATCAAACTTTTTCATGAACTTGGTGGAAAAAGAGGTTAATTGTTACTTGCTGTTGGGGTATCTCGTTGCTAGAGGTATCCCTTTTTTTAAAAAAATATGAAGGGTGGTTGATTTATGCAATATAAACTGTTAGCTGTTTTTGTGGCTTTATTGTTAGGTTTTATGAGTTTTTGTAGTAATGTTTTTGCCTCGGTTATTGTTCCTGCTGATATTCACGAGGAACCTCAAGTTTATTATGAATCGCATGAAATTGGTGGTGTTGGTTTTTATTACATTAATAATTATAAACCTGTTACGTCTAGTACCGATGGTATTAAAGAATATATTTGTTATCCTAGTACTACTGTTAATTCTAAGGTATTTGGGGTTAGTTATGGTGGTTCTGTTTATTCTGTTCGATTGGGAACTACTTTTCCTATTATTGATAATTCTACAACTATAACGATTGGTACTTGTCTTTCTAAGGCTGTTATGGGTTCTTCTATTTGGAATATACAATATTCTTTAACAGGACTTGATAGTCCGAATATTGGGAAAACGGTTACTGGTAATATTGTTACAACTAATATTCCAGAATTTGTTTCTTATGCCGATGCTCGTGCTTATTTTGTTGATGGTGATACGAGTAAATGTATTAATTATGATGATGTTTCTAGTAGTTTTTCTAATGTTTTTGATAGTACTTTACCTTCTATTGATAACTTAAGGTGGACAGTTGATGCAGAGGCTTGGCGCACTAATCCATATGTAATTACTTCGACTAGTCAATATTCTGATTATGGTTATATTGATTGGGATGTTGTAAACCCTAATAATTATGATTTAGATTATGATATTGAAACTATGGTTGATGGCATCTATAATGTTTTTACCTCTGGTACTGAGGTTGGTAATAATTCAAGTCTTTTTCATACTGAATGGTATAAAATTTATTCTAAAAATAGTAAAACTTCGCCTTATAATTTTTTAAATATTCCGTTAAAAAGATATAGTACTTCTATGTCTTTTGTTGAATCGGTTACTACACCTTATTTAGATAAAAATAATGTTATAATGTCAGGTATTAATTTACAAGGTATGCGTTATAGTAATGTTCGTTTTCGTGTACGTGTTAAATACAAAACTTCGTTAAATTTTTTTAGTGTTGGCGATTGGTCGGTTGCATCATATAATTTTAGCACTAATACTTTTTCTGTTGCTAATACTGGAAATACCGATGCTGTTACTTCTGGTAATATTACTGGAACTGGTTCTGCTAATGCTAGTGGTAATACTTGGATTGATGATACTAACGCAAAATATAATATTGACAATGCTACTATGGATACTACTGGTATTATAGGTTTTATTAAATCTGGTTTTGGTCTTGTTGGTTCTGGTGGTTTGATTGCTTTTTTTACTGCGTTGTTTCCTTTTTTCCCTCCAGAATTTACTATTATGATTTTATGTGGTACTGGAATAATGATTTTAATAGCACTTTTTCGTGCTATAAGGGGGTAAATATGAATGATTTTAAATTGCTTATTGACCTTACTTTAGTACTTTTTAATGTACCAATTACTTTGTATGGTTTTACTTTTACTTTTTTCCAGATGCTTATATTTGGTACTATTGGTGCATTGTTTATTATTTTTATAAGGGGGTTATTTGATTGATTACATTAAAATTTATTATAGATTCTACCGGACTTGATACGTTTCAAGTTTCGGTTATGATTTTTAATCTTGCTTTGCTTTATTTTTTGTGGGATGTTGTAAAGTTTATTATATCTGTTGTTGGTGCTAAGCTTGGAAAGGGGCGAAAAAGATGGTAGTAGTTGGTGTTTTGGGTACGTTGGCTAGTGATTTATTTTCAACTTTGGATGGTCAAGTTGTCTTTGGTAGTCAATTTTTAGTTGAATTAGTAATGTTGGTTTTTATTTTTTGGTTTCTTGATTTAGTTTTTCATTTTGGGAATGGGGTGAAATAATGTTATTATTAATTTTTCCGATTGCGTTTATTTTTTTATGTTATTTAAGTGTTATTTTTAGACTTACTGTATCTCATTTATTTGGTGTGTTGCGTAATGGAATTATTGATTTTTGGTTTTTCTTTGCTCATAAAAAATATAATGAGTGTTCGGACGGTGAATTATCTTGTTATGTTGGTTTGTTTGCAAAGGGAAAAACGCTAAGTGATGTTGAACACGTTGTTTGGCAAAAATATAAACGTTATAATGGGTTAATGGTTTGGAGTAGGGAACGTAAAAAGTTTGTTAAACAAGTGATTCAAGTTATTTCTAATGTTGAATTATTAGATATTCCTTTTACTCCGTTTTTAGGGTTACAGCAAATAGTTGACATAGCTGTTAATAATGCTAAAATTGATATTGCGTGTGACACACAGACTGTTGCAATTGTGCTTGGTGATGAATTTAGTGTACAGCTTAATTCTAGGGCATTTAAGACGAATATAAGTCCTTTATTTTTGAATACACTTTTAACGTGTCGTCATTTTCATCTTAGTATATTTTTTAGCGCGCAAAGATTTATGCAAGTTGATGCGTTATTGCGACAAGTAACTCAATCCGTAATAGATTGTAATAAGATTTGGAGATTTCAAATTCATCAATATTATGATGCTTGGCAGTTAGAGAATGCTACTGATACTTCTTTGATTAAACCTTTTAAAAGGACTGGTTTTTTTGTTTTTAATAAACATTATAATGCTTATAACACTTTAGCTTGTGTAGGTGCTTTAATAAAATCTGTAGAATCTGGAGATATGATTTCGGATGAAGAAATTTTAGCTTTACAGACTAATTCAACTATAGGTGATATTAATGTGGTTTCTAAACCTAAACATAAACTAAAAAAAAGATTAACTAAATAGAGTGGTGTTATTTAGCTTGCTTTCGCTTAACTCGGTTATCCACTCGATTTTTGCTGATTTGTTCATTGAAATGTGGTAGGAGAGTTGTCTTTTAAAAGCGCTACTTTTGATATGATTCAACATGGAAGTCATAATTACTGGTGTCATAACTGTTATAAAGGTATCATTAATTTTGCTTTGCAAAATTGGTTGTACCTTTTTTCTATTTTCTGGGGTAACGTTTTGTTTTTTCCTCTTGCACGGTTCACGCAAGAGGATTTTTTTTGATTGTGGATAACTTTTGATTCTATTGAAAAGTACACCTCAATTATGCACAATTATTGAAAAGTACACATCAATTATATAGCAAAGTGCACTATTTTATGTGTCAATTTTCGTGATTATTTTACGTACAAAATACCCTTAAAAATGTTAAAATGGAGATAGGATTAAGAGATACTTAGTCGGTTTTGAGAGGATATTTTATGAAACGACAATCTGAATTAAATGAAAAGACTATTGAAATGGCTAGGAAAGAACAATTAAAAGTCGAAAAATTAATTGAAAAAATTAATAAGGCAAAAATTGAAATTGAAAAGATTAAAAGGGAGAATCGTTGGTTATCTTATCTTGGTGGTGATTTTGATAAAAATGCAACAGAAGAACAGCAAATAGATTTTTATAATAATTTTAGTGATATAAGATAATTTATTGCTGTCCCTATCGGCAAAACGGGGGGAAAGGTGGTTTTATGAATTTTGATGATTTAAGGGTTGTTGCTATTTCCAATATTGTTAATTGTAGGTGCAAGTTTTTGGATGGTCGTAATATAATTTCTGATTTTGGTTCTTTGATGGGAATGTGTAGGCTTGCTTATGAATTGAAACTTATAACGAGTGATGAATATTTTTATTATACTAAGAGGGTTCGATTATGATAAAAAAAGATTTAGAGGTATATTCGGATTTAACAAAATTTTTGCTTAAGGTTTATGGTCATATAAACAAAGAATTATTCAAAGATGAACTTACGAAAAATGTAGTAATTACGGTCCAAAGTTCGGTTGGTTGTTATGGACATATCACTATTGGAAAAGTTTGGACTACGGGTCAAGAAAAAAGTTATGAAATTAATTTGGGTGCTGAAGGTTTGCGCCGTGGTATTGTTTCAACTGTTGCTACACTTGTGCACGAGATGGTCCATCTTTATTGTTTGGAAAGTAATGTAAAGGATACTTCAAGGGGTGGTCGGTATCACAATAAAACTTTTAAGCTTTTAGCTGAGACGAAATTGTTAAAAATTGATTTTAATAAAAGTATTGGCTGGTCGGTTACTTCTTCAACACCAGAATTGGAAAAGTTTATATTGAAACATAAGTATCCAGATATTAAACTTTTTCGTGGTGGTGTACTTACAAGTCCTTTTGTAGCTGTTGGTGGTGATGGTGATGGTGATGGTGATGGTGATGTTAAAATTAAAAAACCATCAAGTACTAGAAAATATTGTTGTCCTATTTGTAAAATGACTGTCCGTGCCACTAAAAATGTAAATATACTTTGTATGGATTGTAAAAAGCAGTTAATTCAGGAATAATTGAAAAGTGCACATCAAAATGAAGGGAGAGAGAAAGCGAATGCGCTCTCCCTTTATTTGTGCGCTCTCTGTGTACATATGTATTTGCCCTGTGGAATTTTGATGGTTTCCGTTGGTTAATTTGATTCAGTATTTAAACTAATTTCCTTATAAAGCTAATCTTTCAATAGGAGACCGTAAGTGTCGACGGTTTAAGCCAATTTTTGCATGGCGCACGAATATAGCTGTCTTATTTTGGGTAAATATGGTTAAATTTTTTAATTTTAGAAGTTGGGCTAGTATTACCCCAACTTCGTTACACGTTACAAAACCACTCTCTAAGTCCCTTTTTCTCTATGTTTTTTCTTGTAACCACACTTCGTTACAAAATACGTTACAAATTAACTTCGTTACAAAATACGGTTTTTATTGACA